TCTGACGGGAAAAAGTATTATACGCCAAGTGCTGAATTTGCAACTGCACAGGCTCGTAGATACGGAACTGATGATGTGTTTGTAGAAAAAAATTAAAAAAAGTTCACAAGGTACTTGACAGATCAAAAGAAATGTCGTAACTTTGTAAAACAAATCGGAAAAGTCCGAAAAGTTCTTTGAAATTATAACCGATCGAAGTGATCGACTTGAATTAAGTAAGAGATTAACCCCCCTTTCTTTAAGAGTAGTTGACATGAAGGTCTTGGGCCGTGTATAGTCCATAAAATAAACTATGAAAGTAGGATAAAGTGAGTCGGAAGTGTAACTGATTTGCGGTTTGGGTAACCGAACTTGAGTACACAAGCGGGATACCGTTTAATCTTGAGTACCGAGGGCAACGCTGTAGGAAAACTGATTAGACGAATTGGCAATGTGGGTTGTCAATTTGAGGTGGGAACACCAATAGGAATAACCCGTAGGGATATTGCAAAAAATGAGGTTATCCAATTTCATTATTGCGTGTTCCAGTATCAGAGGGTACTTAAAACCGAAAGGTATGTTAATGTACGGGTGGTGCCGTTATTAACCTTAACCGACTTCTACCAAGGGGTTAGTTTCGAAGTAGTCTTGAAATATTGAAATGGGGACATTTCACGGAGTTGTTTGGTATTTTGTTATTCAAAAGATAATGAAGCTTAAGACGGACCACAACTTTGATCAATCCACAACACAAAAACTTTTATAGAAAAGGTAAAACTTATAACTAAAAAGCAAAAGTGTTCGTCACGATATAACGGAAGTTACCCACCTATTCACTGGCTGTCAGTGGAACGTGATAACCGCAAGTTTGACCGTATTTTTATGAAAAATCTCTAGGTCGTCGAAGACCGAACCAGGACGCAATCTTGGGGAGACAGGAGTAGTAAGAGAGTAGTTGTATCGTCAAGGGGTGATTGGTCTAACCAATCGGTAATGAGTGTTACGGGACAAAATCCTGTGGATAAGAGTAGAACCAATAATGACTCGAAAGACACTTACAAAAACTGTAATCTCAGGTTTTTATTTTTAACATAAACTTTAAATTTAATTGAAAGCATGCAAAAATTAATTCTCTTATCTATTGCTATTTTTACGACAATCACTCTTATGACGGCTTGTGGTGAAAACGGAAATGGAGCAACAACTGAAACCACAACTGAAGTTTCAAGTCAAGATGTAACAAACGTATCGGATTCTACTTTAACAACAACTGAAGTTGTTTCTGACACAACAAAAAAATAATTTTATATTATTTTAAAACTAAACCTACCTTTTGGTGGGTTTTTTTGTGCTCTAAAATATAATATTCGCACAACACTAAAATATAATTATAGTGCATAAAAAAACCCCATCCGAAGATGAGGTTTACATTTGGTGGAGGTGCGGAGGCTCGAACTCCGGTCCATAATATCCTGTCAGAGAAGGACTACACGTTTAGGTTGGTATTTTTTAATACCCCAAAATATTTGGTTTTAATTTGACCAAAAACAAAGTTGATTTGTTCTTCACCATCGTAAATCAACAACCAATGGACGACTCGATTTATGGTTCAGTCGTATTCCACCATAAAGACTTCTGTTGCTAGGTTATGTGTCCACCGACCCCACGTTTCCGTAAACCTCTTAGGCTACAGTAACTTCAGAACCTCTCAGTAAACCAAGAGTTTCCATTTTCGATAAAACGTCGCCGATTGTTTTTGTGAATCAGTTTTTAAGGAGATTAATTCAGTCTCCACGTGCCCTTTGTCTTCAGCCAATACCTGTCAAATCCAAAAACACCCCCATATGTCAAATAACTTGTTATATTATAAATACAAATATAATACAAAGATTTGTATTATTCAATATATTTATAAATATATGAGAAAAAGATTACTTATAGAAAACGATATTTCAGAGTTAGACGATTTTCAAAAGATACTTCTTTTAAATAAACGAAAGTTGTCTCCTGATGATGTTGAATTCAAAAGTGATAAAAATGATCTTAAATTAGACCATGTCCAAGTAAAACATGATGGTTTATTATTTGACTTTGATGATTTAGAAGCATTTTTAAAATTTTTTCATTATGAGTCCTTTGAAGAGGGGACTGATGGTGAGTGGGATGCCGTATCCTATGATCGAATGTATCATGGTTCGTATGATTTTTATGATGACTGTAGTAACCGAGCATACGATGATTGGCGTGAAGGTTATACTTTAGGTTATCTTTGTAGTGTTGCAGGCGTTAAACTAAGAGAGTTACTTAAAATAATTGCGCCTAACCTTGTAGATAATATTCCTGAAGATGGAAAAAGAATTGATGACGAAGGTGAAATAACTAGTATATTAGATAAATACTTCAAAAATATTGGAGATGAAATGGATGATATTATCTGTTCAGCAAAATCAAACGCAACAGAAGAGGGGGCTAAACAAGAAATAAAACGGGCATATTGCGATACACTTAGTGAATTTGGAATTGAGAAATGGGGTAAGTGGTGTTTTGGGTTATACTTTATAAGTTGGGGTAATTTGGTTCAATTATTTGTTGAAGATGGTGAATTTGATAAGAATGCTCTTGATGTAATAATAGATAAAATAAATAAAAAATTTAGACATAGTCTTCCTGAAATTTACGAGATGGAACATTATGTAATGGATATCGAAATATTTGAATCTGAATCTTGTCAAAAATTAGAAGATCTAATTGATGAATATATAGAAAAAGCCCAAGAAGACTTTAATCCTGAGTATCTTATAGTGATGGATAAACTTACTAAGTTAGGTCTTTTTTCTAATGCTGGTAAAGAAATACCAGGACAAAAAGGATTAAGAATTAAAGTTGAGCAAGTTGATCCCGAAACTTTGGAAGTAAAATACATTGTGGGATCAAATAGTTATTTTGGGGATAGAAAATACGGATTATCTACTGTTGATTCAGTAATTGCAATGGCAACTCAACCAAGCTTATTCAATCCAGCTGACTTTAGAATTCTACCTGGTCAATTAAAACGATAACGATCTTTTAATATCTTATATAGTTTATACCCATCTTCATCATCTATAAAAAATTGATTTTCTTCGTAAATATCAACAATTATAAATCCTTCCTCTTCTTCGATAATATCAATTGATTTAAGTTGGTGAACGTCATCATAAAATGGACTATCATCCGTGTTATCAAAATCAAAGAATGTTTGAGATTTTGTTGGTTGTTCGTTTTTATACTCATATTTTTTAAACCCCAGATCTTTAACCAAGTTTTTGCCGGACTCAATTGATCTTACAACATCGTCAACACAAACAAACTCATTTGATGTATGCATGTTATAGTATCCGCAAGAAATGTTAATACAAGAAAAATCGGACTTTTGTTTGATTTGCATGATATCCGTATAAGGGTGAGACTGAACCATCATTTCATTTTTAAATGACTTTATAACTGATGGTAGAGCCAATTTAAAGAACTCTCCTTCAACATCAAATAACTGTGTTCCTGAACAAGATAACGATATCAAGTGGTCACCAGGCGCATCGTATTGGGTGCAATAACCAACATCTTTAAGGAAATCAACATTGCAGTTTCTTGATCCGTGACAACCGGTTTCTTCTGATACAAAGAAAGCCACTTTTACTTTATCTAATTGTTTAAGTAATTCCAAACAGATAAAAATACCACATTTATCATCACCACCAATACCTGTTGGGTTTCCGTTTTCATCATATGCCTTTAAACATGGAACAAGTTCTTTATCAAAAGTTTTTCCAAATGTGATTGGTCTTGATAACATTTCTTCTTTAACGATAATTTCATTAACAAGTTCGTGTACCGTATCTGTGTGGGAAATAAACATAGGATAGAATTCACCTTCATCTAACGTTCCTTTTGTTGCGTAAATATTGTTGTGTTCATCACAAGTAAGGGTAATACCATCCATATCACCAATTGATGACATTATATACTCAACCATCTTAGTCTCTTTGTAAGTTTTGGTTGGGACTGAAAGTAATTCTTTAAATTTATCTATATTCATTATATGTTATTTCTACAAAGATAATCATTTTTTTGACAACACCAAGTATTTATTAAAATAAACATATATTATGGAACTAAATAGGTTTAAACAATTATTAGAATCAACGATGGGAAATTCAAAACCACTGATTAGTGAAGAGGAAGATGATGAAGTTGTAGTTAACGCATTAACTATTTCTGCGGAAGACGATAAATGTTTTGACGAGATTAGTTCTGAGGAAGCGTTAAAGGTGGGACTTAATCACAATGGAAAATACAAGGTTAAGAAAAAAGGTTGTAGGACCAAAACAAAATATAAAGGACCAAAACAAAAATACAGCGGAAATAATTGGCATTAAAATTAAAATAAAAAATATATATTATGAATAGAAGTTATAGTAAAATAAGACACATACTACAGGCCAATCTGATGTTGGAGGGAAGAATGATGTCGGAGAAAAGAATGTTACTTGAAGTAGACAAAAAAGATGGGGAGATACACGCCTACGCTAGACCACAAGAGTATATTGATGGTACAGGAGGAGGATATATGAGGGACGCTGTGTTTACAGTTTATAGTGATGGTATGGAGGGTCAAACACAATATTTTTACGTTTGTGTGTCTAACAGAGATAAGCCATTAGAGGGACAAATTCCTGAGGAAAAGGTCGGCACAATAACTGACTCAAACGGAAAGATTTTTACAGCCGCACAGTTAGGGCTAATACCAGGATATGTGAATAAACTTAGTGTTGCGTGTCAACCTGTTTACGATGACTTAGCAAAATGGAGAAAAACATTTTGTGCTAATCTTAAAAATAAAACAAAACCTAATTACGCTTGGAATTGTCCGGAAGCGGCACAACCAATTGCTGCCGCCGCAGATACCTCTTCAAATCCAGACGAATCGCCACAACCAATTCCACCGATGGCCGCTGAAGCAATAAAAGCTGGCAACTTAACATGGAAAGAGGTTGATGGTAAAATAAGATATTTTTCAACCGGAAAATTATTCGATATAGGAACAAAAAATTTCGCGGGAACTATCAATATGCCAACTGGTACAGATGTTACCAAAACCGTTCTGTTTTATGTGCCAAAATAGTAATATTTTAAAATTTAAAACAACCTGTAGCTGGTGTTAGTGGTCTATAATTATTTAAACATAGTTAAAACACAATAAAAAATTTCACCATTAATGTAGGTTATCTCACCTTGTGTGATTTTATCGGATATTTTACTACCAACACATATGCCATCATATCGACTACTTAACAATAATTTATTGTGTGGAGGCGAATTTTTCCAAACGTTTAAGGCCATTGTTGCGCATTCCTCGTCTGTTGAAAGTTTTATAAATGTACATAAATTTTCCCCAACACATATGTAGTCAAAATTGTAAACATAGTTTATCCTATCTATAAAATTATCGAACGTCTTAGGGTTAGATGTTTGTATTTTTTGAGAATGGTCTAAAGGGATTGTTGATGTTTCAACCATATAATTTAACATCTGTTTATTTGCTATTTTTGCTTTTTCAGAATAACATAATGGAGGTAATTGGTTTTCTTTACGATATTCGTTGACTTTTTTAATTATTAATTGATCGACCGTTTGGCTAAAAAAGAAAAAAGAAATAAAAATAAAAATAAATAATAAAAAAGTTTTCATAGTTTCTGTTTGTTTCTACAAATATATTATATATAAACTTTATTTACAAAACTATTCCTTCTTTTTTCTAACTCTTTTTGGTTTTTCCTCAATAATTTCATCAATTTTATCACTAATAATAACATTCTCATCAACAATCGTTAAATTGTAGTTCTCACCCTCTTTAATTTCGGACATTAAAATCTTCTCAGAAATTAAATCCTCAATCTTATCTTGGATTGCTCTTTTGATCGGTCTTGCCCCAAATGTTTCGTCAAATCCAACTTTAGATATATAATCAACTAATGATTCATCGTAAGTAAAATTGTATTTTTTACCCTCAACACGTTTTAATAATCTATCAATCTCCAACTTGGTAATAACATCAATATGTTTTTTCTCAAGTGAGTTGAATACAATAACATCGTCAATACGATTTAAGAACTCAGGTGCGAAGAACTTACTAAGTTCTTTTTTAAGAATGTCTCTTTTTTGTTCTTCTTGTATAACATGACTTGAATTATTGGTTTTAAATCCAACACCTGTACCAAAGTCGTGTAGTTTTTTTACTCCAATATTGGAGGTCATAATAATTAAACAATTCTTAAAGTTAATTTTTCTACCTAACGAATCTGTTATATGTCCATCATCCAAAAGTTGTAATAATGTTGAGAATATGTCTTTATGTGCTTTCTCAATTTCATCAAACAAAATAACCGAATATGGTTTGTTTTTAACTTGTTCTGTAAGTTGTCCACCATCTTCATGACCAACATATCCTGGAGGTGACCCAATCAAACGAGAAATTGTGTGTTTTTCTTGATATTCAGACATATCAATACGAATGAGATTATCGGGACTACCAAAAATTTCTTTTGCTAATTGTTTTGCTAAGAATGTTTTACCAACACCTGTTGAACCTAAAAAGATAAATGAACCAATCGGTTTATTTGGATCTTTAATCCCAATTCTATTTCTACGAATTGCTTTTGTGATTTTCAAAACTGCCTCTTCTTGACCAATAACGATTGAGTTAAGGTTTTTATCTAAATTAATAAGTGAGTTTTTTTCATCTAAATTTATATTAGAAATTGGAATTTTAGTCATGTTTGAAACAACTTCGTAAATAAGATCTTCTGGTATAGTTCTTTTACTACTAATTAGATAAGTTTCAAATTTTTTCTTTTCATCCTCAAGTTTTGATAAAACGCCTCTTTCTCGATCACGAAGTTCTGCTGCTTGTTCGTAATCTTGTTTTTTAATTACATTAATTTTTTCTTGTTTTATTTTATTTGATTCTTCTTTTAAAATTTCAATTTCTTGAGGAAGTTTAATATCAATTTGCATTCTTGCTCCCACCTCATCTAAAATATCAAATGCTTTGTCAGGAAATTCGCGATCTGTAATGTAACGATCCGCTAACTCAACAAATATTTTTAAAGTATTATCGTCATAAGTAACCTTGTGATGATCCTCATATTTTGATTTACTTAATTTTAATATTTCAAGTGTTTCTTCTTTTGTTGATGGATCTATAATAACTTTTTGAAATCTTCTTTCTAATGCCCCATCTTTCTCAAAATTGGTTCGGTATTCATCAAGTGTTGTTGCCCCAATACATTGAATTTCACCTCTAGAAAGTGCCGGTTTAAATATATTTGAAGCGTCTAACGATCCTGAACTATTCCCCGCACCAACTATCGTGTGAATCTCATCAATAAACAAAATAATATTTGGAGTTGATTGTAGTTCTTCAATAATAACTTTCATTCTTTCCTCAAACTGACCACGATACTTGGTACCCGCAACAATTGAGTTCATATCTAAAGAAACAATTCTTTTATCCATTAAATTTTTAGGACATTCACCATCATTAATCATCATTGCCAAACCCTCAACAATGGCCGTTTTACCTGCGCCAGGTTCACCAATAATAATTGGATTATTTTTCTTTCTTCTAGATAGAATCTGAGCAATCCTTAAAATTTCTTTTTTTCTACCAATCACAGGATCTAATTTACCATCTTGTGCTAATTTATTTAAATCTTTACTAAAGTTATCTAATACTGGAGTCCCTCCATCGGTTTTTTTATTTACTTTATCGTTTTCTTCGCTCATAAATTCTAACATATGTTTTTTTTATAAAAATTAAACATAAAAAAATAAAAAGTCCATTTTTGACAATTTGACAATTTATTACTTGACTATATGACAAAATGTCAGTATTTTTGTAATGGCACAAATTTAGGGTAAAATTGACAAAATAAAATAAAAAAAAATTAAAAAAAATTATGGGAAAAATTATTGGAATTGACTTAGGAACAACTAATTCATGCGTAGCTGTAATGGAGGGTAAAGAACCTATTATCATTGCAAACAGTGAGGGTAAACGAACAACACCATCAATTGTGGGATTCGTAAAAGATGGAGAAAGAAAGATTGGCGATCCAGCTAAAAGACAGGCGGTTACAAATCCTGAAAAAACTATCTACTCTATTAAAAGATTTATGGGATCTTCTTTTGATGAAGTTAAAGAAGAAACAAAAAAAGTGGCATATAAAGTCGTAAAAGAAAAAAATTCACCAAAAGTTCGGATTGATGATAGAACCTATTCTCCACAAGAGATTTCTGCGGCAATCCTTCAAAAAATGAAACAAACTGCAGAAGACTATTTAGGGGAATCAGTTACCGAGGCCGTTATAACCGTTCCTGCCTACTTTAATGACTCACAACGACAAGCAACAAAAGAAGCTGGTGAAATTGCAGGTCTTACAGTAAAAAGAATTATAAACGAACCAACTGCTGCAGCATTAGCTTACGGACTTGATAAAATGTCTAAAGACATGAAAATCGTAGTATTTGACTGTGGTGGTGGAACTCACGATGTGTCTGTATTAGAACTTGGTGATGGTGTATTTGAAGTATTGTCAACTGATGGAGATACACACTTAGGTGGTGACGATTTTGACCAAACTATAATTGACTATTTGGTTTCCGAGTTTAAAAAAGATAATGGAATGGATATTTCTAAAGATCCCATGGCTCTTCAGAGACTTCGTGAAGCGGCTGAAAAAGCTAAAATTGAATTATCTTCTTCACCCCAAACTGAAATTAATCTTCCATATGTGACCGCAGATTCTACAGGTCCAAAACATCTTGTAATGACAATTACAAAATCTAAATTTGAACAATTAACACAATCTTTGGTAGATAGAACAATTGAACCTTGTAAAAGAGCAATGTCTAACGCAAATCTTACTGTTGGTGAAATTGACGAAATTATCTTAGTTGGCGGATCTACTCGTATTCCCGCAATCCAAGACGCAGTTAAAAAATTCTTTGGTAAAGACCCATCAAAAGGGGTAAACCCTGACGAGGTTGTTGCTTTGGGTGCCGCTATTCAAGGTGGAGTTTTGGCTGGTGATGTGACTGATGTATTATTATTGGACGTTACACCACTTTCTTTAGGTATTGAAACAATGGGAGGTGTTTTTACAAAATTAATTGACGCAAATACAACCATACCAACTAAAAAATCTGAAAAATTTTCAACAGCGTCTGATAACCAACCATCTGTTGAGATACATGTGCTTCAAGGAGAACGAACAATGGCAAAAGATAACAGAACTATTGGTAGATTTCATTTAGATGGTCTTCCACCTGCAAGAAGAGGAACTCCACAAATTGAGGTAACTTTTGATATTGATGCCAATGGTATTATTAATGTTTCTGCGGTAGATAACGCAACAAACAAAGTTCAATCTATTAGAATTGAGTCATCTTCAGGTTTATCAAAAGAAGAAGTTGAGCAAATGAAACGAGAGGCAGAAATGAATGCAGATTCAGATAATAAATTAAAAGAAGATGTTGATACTTTAAATTCTGCAGATTCATTAATTTTTCAAGTAGAGAAATCTATGGGGGATGTTGTTGATAAAATTACAGAAACAGAAAAAACTGAAATTATATCATCATTAGACAAATTAAAAGAAGCTCACAAAAATAAAGAAGTTTCTGAAGTAAAAGTTTTAATTGAGGAGGTTAGTTCAAAATTTCAAAATATAAGTCAAAAATTATATGAACAAACAAATAACGAAGAAGCAACAACTGAAGACTTTTCAAATGTAGAGTTTGAGGAAGTAAAATAATCTATTAATATTAAATTAAATCCACCTTAGTGTGGATTTTTTTTTTGTATATTTATAGTCATGGAAGGATGGAAAAAATTTGCAAATACTTTGGAACTAACAAACGAGTTAGAAAAAACTTATTTTAAAATTAGAGAAATATTCCAAAAAGAAGGGTGGACACAAAAAGATATTGAGAAACCCCCATATTATCCAAATGGTTTAATGTTATTACACTCAAGAATGCAACCATTGGTTCGGGAAATAGATCAAACAATTAGAGATTATGGTTTTAATGTTGACGGAACCGAAGTTCATTATTATATTATGGATAAACTTCGTTATATTGACGAAATAACCCCTTTAAATTAAAATATTATGGCAATAACAAGCGAAACAATTAGCGGAACTAAAATTTTAAATGAAATCCAATCGTCAAATATTGTAAGAACGCAGTATGATACTGTAAGCAAAAAAATGATTGCCGAATTTAAAAACGGTGTAAAATATGAATACGATGATATTTCCCACCAAAAATACACCGAGTTTAGAACCGCTAAATCACAAGGAAATTTTTTTAATATAAACATTTCAAAAACACACAAATACACAAAACTATAATCTGTAGGTATTTATTAATATGGATACTTCTGAAATAATAAAAAGTTTTAAACCAAAAAAAGAATTAAATCCAAAAATTTGGGTTAAGGAGGGCAATTCTTATGTGTTAAATTCTGAGGTTAGAGAAAAACTTTTAGAAACTGCAAATATTTTTATTGATTTTTTAGATGTTGACGTAATTGTTACCGATATTATTATGATTGGATCTATTGCTAATTATAATTGGTCAAAATATTCAGACATAGATTTACACATAGTTGTTAATTATAATCAATTTAATCAAAACTCAGAAGATCTTTATGTTGAATTCTTTGATTTAAAAAAAATAGTGTTTAATCAAAAACATAATATTAGTTTATATGGTTATGATGTTGAATGTTTTGTCCAAGATGAAAAAACTGAGGCTTTTAGTAGTGGTGTATATTCAATTCTTTATGATATGTGGGCAAATAAACCAAAAGAAACTAATTTAAAATCTATTGATTTTGAACTTTTAAAAGAAAAGGCAAACCAATGGATGAGAATAATAGATGGTGTTGTTGATAATATAGATGATGAAAATCCTGATGAGATAAAAAATATTGTAAAAAAATACAAAGAAAAATTAAAAAAATTTAGAAATTGTGGTTTAGAAAAAAATGGGGAAATGTCATTTGAAAATTTGGTATTTAAACTCCTTAGAAGGTCTGGATATATTGAAAAATTATACAATGTTCCCACTGAAATTATTGATAAAAAACTATCAATGAAACAATAAAAACAATAAAAATTAAATAATTATATTTATTGATATATTTATTAATAAAAATAATTTACAACTAAATAAAAAACACATGGGAGGAATTAAACCTATTGGAAGCGAAAAACTTCAAGGAATTGATAAGATTAGACGAATGATTGAAATTTCTCGTTATAATGAAAATTTTCCACAAAGTGTAAATGAAACAAAATCTACTGAATATAGTATTTCTTTAGCAGATGGAAACTTATACAAAATTGAAAAAGAAAGACAAGGGTATATCATCAAAATGGCAATAAATGAGTCCGATTCTGATTATATTGACCCAATGAAAGGTAGAAAATATTATTCTTCCTATTCACAGGCTTTGAAAAGACTTAACTTAATGGTGAGGGAAATAAATGTCCTTCACGAAAATGAAGAAGGTATCTCACTAATTGGTGAGCAAAAAAAAAAGTTCATACTAAAGACTAAAAAAAAATCTCAACCAACAGATTTAGGGACTCCACCACCACCTGATTTAGGGGTTCCACCTCCACCTGCAGATTTAGGAACTCCACCTCCACCTGCAGATTTAGGGACTCCACCACCACTTGACATGGGTGCCCCACCACCTGACATGGGCGGTGACATGGGTGCTCCGCCACCTGATATGGGCGGTGACATGGGCTCTCCACCACCTGATATGGGAGGAGACATGGGTGCTCCGCCACCTGATATGGGCGGTGACATGGGCGCTCCACCACCTGATATGGGCGGTGACATGGGCGGTGACATGGGCACTCCACCACCTGATATGGAAGGAGAGGAACTTGACGACGAAAAACCAAAAGAGAAAAAAGTTTCGGAAATAAAAAGGATACAAATTTTAGTTGGTAAACTAGCTCAAAAAATAAGATCTTATGAAGAAGAAAGCGATCTTTCTAATAAAGAAGTAAAATATATAATCAACTCAATTCTTTCTGCTATAGATGTAGATGTTTTAGATGAAGACGATATTGAACAAATTATTGGTAAACTAGAGGGGGTTGATGATGAAGGAGAAGAAGAAGAAGATGATTCATTTGGTGATGAAGACACGGAAACACCACCTGAAGTTATGCCAGAACCACCACAAGAACCTGAAATGGCGGAAGGTTATGATAATATTGGAGATGCATACAAAGATTTTATGGGAGGAGCATACACATCTTCCGCATCTGAACAACTTGAAGATTATGACCCCGAAGATTATCATTTAAAAAGAAGAAATAGAAGAATATATAACCCAACTCCTGAAAGATTTACACATGGAACATTTGCGGAGTCTTCAGCTGATAAAGTTTTATCAAAATATTTTATTATAAGTGAAGACGAAAAAAATCAATACGAACTTGATAGGGAAAGAAAATCAAATAAAGTTTATCAAAACAATAAACAAAATATTATAAGATTATCTGAATCTACACACCAATTGGATTCAGCGTTAGAGTATATAAAAGAAAACCCTAGAGTAAAACTTATTGGTTTATCAACAAAGGGTAATTTAATATTTAAAGAAGGCATTAATGAAGTTAAAGTTACTAAGTTCGGGAAATTAATATGAATTATTTAATTTACATAAATGGTTTAGGTCCCAATTATAAAGGAGACAACATTTATGAATTTATATTTTCAGATACTTTAGATGTTTTTGGTGAGTATTGGGATTCAAAACCAGCAAATGGATATCCATTACCTCCAGATATTGAATATATAAAAAAAGTTGGATCTTTATTGAATGAGGACATTGTGTTTGATTTAATACAAAACTCAGATGTTTTTTCGGTTATTGATTCTATGGATGGAGTTATTTCTTTAGGGTGGGAAAATGAAGATAAAGACTTCTCTTCAATTAAAAGAATGGTTTTCCATTTTGGTGAAAATGAAGAATCTGTTAAAAACAAACTATATGAAAGAGATATAGTATTACAATTTGAAAAAGAAGTTATTTATGAGAACTAAAAAAAATATAGTTTTTTTAATAGAAAATGGTTTATCTATCAATACTGTGTCAAAAATGACTGATAGCCAAGTTAAAGTTTTGGTTGAGAAATTTAAAAAGGAAAATAAAGAACAGGTTACACAAGTCACTGAACCAGCAAAAACCTCATATAAAATTGCGGGGCCAGGTAAATTACCCCCAAATACCAAAGGTTATGATGTTAAAACAAATACAGATGGTAGCGTAACCGCAACCCCAATGGAAAATGAAATCAAAGAAGATGAAACGGATGATGTAACATCATCAAATGCTTTAGGTAAAGATGCTCTACAATCATATACAGGACAGGAATCACCTCATGACGCTAATGACATGGCAGATGATGGTATGGGTGATGACTCAGGAGAAAATCGATCTATGATGGGTATGGCGGAATCAGAAATTAATGAAAAATTTCAATCTAAATCTCAACAAGGTTTATTTTGGGATCGTTGTAATAAATGTTCAGACAAAAAATGTAAATGGTGTAAAATGGCTAAAGAATTCTCAGATTCAACATCTAAGAAAGATTACAAAAAAATGCCAGAAAAAAAAAGTCCCGAAAAAACCAATGAGGGTTCACAAAAATATTGGGAAAATAAAATTTTGGAAATGATAGAAGAGGAAAAAAAAAGAAGAAAAAAAACACCAAAAAAAGAATCTGAATCTATGATTCTTCGTAAACCAAAAAAAATGACAATGTTTTCTAATGAAGCTCCTATGGAATTACCAATAGCAAAAATGTTTTCAATAGGAAAAAAGTAATCTTTACAACAAACCTCTCAGATTGATATTTATTAAATATGGGATTATCTAAAGAGCAAGTAATGATTGAATATGTTAAGTGTATGAACGATACTCCGTACGCCCTTAGAACATATCTCCAAACATACGATAACACAGTTTCAATGTATGTTCCATTAGAATTATTTCCCGATCAAATATTACTACTTAAAGATTATGAAGAATATGAAGAAAATATTGCTTTAAAATATAGACAAGCTGCTC